CTTTAAGTTCAACTTTATTTGTTGGGTTTACGCTATCTTTAACCGCGCTTGTTAGTTTAGTCTTATAGTTTAAATAGATCATACGATCAAGGCGATCCATCTTGATTTCGAAGCCGTGATCTGACTTACTAATTGACTTAACAAGATCCATTGCGGACCCCTTGTCGATCCAAGGATCTAGGCTTTCAATATTCTTGATTTCAAAATAATCATCGACTAGCTTTTGATTTTCGCTCATTTCATCGATGATTTTGACGTAGTTCAAAACCTTTCTCGCGTAATTAAGGCGAATTGTCCAATTAATAACGCTTGGATCGTTTTCGTCTTGAGATCCCCACTTCGCGATCAATTCATCTTTACCGATCACTTGTTCTTTACCGATATTGGCCGTTACTAAAGTTCCGTCAAAATTCACGGTAACGGGCTTCCCGCTTTCGACCTTATCGGTCCATTTTGCGTCCAGCTTCAATGACATTTGTTTGTTAAGTGGGTGATCTTTAAAATAATTGTTAAATACCGTTGTGACGGTTTGAGTTGTGACATCTGTTGAAGCCTTACCGACTACGGCATTTTCCGGGTTCTTCACATCGAACTCGTAATTAGTCTGAAAATTAATTTCTTCCGGCAATTTAAAAGTGACTTTGTCGCCTTCGTTAATCGCGAGATCGTCTGGGAAGTGCACGTCTTTATACTCGATCGTGAATGACTGGTACTTTCCGTTGCCGTTTGACTGATCGACCACGACTTCGGGGTTTTCTACTCGAATTTGATCCCCGTCCTTTTTAAAAGTTGTTGGAAGTCCAGCTCGTTCGTTATTCTCAACTTCAACGCTTCCAGTTCCCGCGTCATTGTTAGAATCTTTTGGTTGAGTTGCTTCCGTTGCTGGAACAGTTGATTCAGTTCCGCTTGTTTCTCCGCCTTGGTTTGTTGTAATTGTTGTTGTCTCTGGCGTGATTCCTCGATCAGATTCATCGGCATTTACTCCCTTAATTCCAAGTGTAGCTGTCGCAATAGTAGCGACTGTCAAAAGTGTTAATTTGTTAGTTTTCATTGTTTTTCTCCTTTTTTTAGTTTGGTACATATTCGTTCGCTCTGATTCCGTGTGGTATTCTCCACCCGTTAGCAGCGATACGGTCAATCATATTTCTCGCACTCTCGAAATTCCACATTCCGACGTTTCGGAAGCCTCGACTTTCAAGGAAGCGAATTTGTTTCGGTGTCGAAAGTCCTTCGTTTCTGCGCTTATTCAAACGGTCAAGTAATAGATTTGCTTTCCCGGCGTTGCCCACTTCATCGGTAAAAATACCGTACTTCTCAAGGGCCTTGAGTTGTTTTTCAGACGGCGGGGCCATCTCCCAGCCAAAATTAGGGACATAGCTCGAAAGATCTTCCGCATGGATAGACATTTCGAATTGAAGCGGATCGACGAGCTTTCTCTTGCGCTTCCGCATTTCTGCGAGCTGTTTCGCAAGTGCTTCTTCACGCTCTGCGACGACGTCTTCAGCACTCTTAACTTCCATCTGCTCAAGGTCAATCACGACGCCCGTTTCTTCTTCCATATTCTCGACCATTTTTTTAGTCACTTCCGGGCTCTCACTTATCAAGTGAGCCGGACGACAAAGTTCGTGCCGTTCCGTGTGCCATAAGAAATCGAGAAGAAGAAGCTCTTCTTTTCCGGGGAAAAGACGCGTCCCACGCCCGACCATTTGCGAATAGAGCGCTCGGACTTTTGTCGGACGTAATACGACCACACAATCAACCGACGGACAATCCCAGCCTTCCGTTAGTAGCATTGAATTGCATAGAACGTTATATCGGCCCTTTTCAAAGTCCTCGAGCACTTCGACCCGATCTTTCGATTCGCCGTTTACTTCCGCTGCCTTAAATCCTCGCTCGTTTAAGATATCGCGGAATTTTTGGCTTGTCTTCACAAGCGGAAGAAAGACGACTGTTTTTTTGTCCTTGCAATACTTGGCCATTTCGTCCGCGATCTGTACGAGATACGGATCGAGTGCCGTTCCGACGTCGCTCGCTTTAAAATCTCCCGCGGACATTGCCACGCTTGACAGATCGAGATCGAGCGGAATCGTTAAGGCCTTAATCTTAGATAGATAGCCTTCTTTGATCGCTTGTACGAGTGAGTATTCATAAGCCAAACTATCAAAGTACGATCCGAGGTTTTTCATATCACCTCTGTCTGGGGTAGCTGTAACCCCGAGGACTTCCGCGTCTTCGAAATAGCCCAGCACTTTTTGATACCCGTCAGATATCGCATGGTGCGCCTCGTCGACCACGATCACATCGAACCAATCGGGCGGGAATTGACTCAAACGTTTTTCCCGTTGCATAGTTTGGACTGATCCCACGACAACGCGATACCAAGAGCCTATAGACGTATTTTCAGCCTTTTCTAGTGCTGTACCGAGGCCCGTCGCGGTTTTGAGCTTGTCGCTTGCTTGATCCAATAATTCGGATCTGTGAGCGAGCACTAACACACGCTTCCCTTCTCGGACTTGGTCTTCAATAATTTTTGAAAAGACGACCGTTTTCCCCGTCCCAGTCGGAAGGACTAGAAGAGTACGTTTCCGACCTTCTGCCCATTCCTTCTGAACGGCTTCCCGTGCCTCTTGCTGATAGGGTCTTAACTCCATACTTTAGAACCTCCTATATTAGAACGGCCCTCCTGTGAAGCCTCCCTGTGGTTGTGTTGGTTGTTGTGGTTGATACTGTGGTGCTGGTTGTTGTTGATATTGTCCCGGCTGTGCGTTCAAAACTTTCGTATAGTCCACGTCTTCGGCGTAAATCATGCCTTTTACTTCGTTGTACTTGTTCCCGTTGTACTCACGGTTTCCGACCTTACATACTCCGACTTTACCGATAATAGCGTTCCAGTCCATACGAAGCGGTTCGCCTTTACGTTTTTGCCCAATAGCTCCAAAGAAACCTGATAACATTCCCTCGGTTGAGCTATGTAAGAATAGGTTGTGGCGCAATTCTGTTTCGCCTTCGTTTGCTACGATGGTAAGGTGTACTGTCGCTTTTGGACAAGCTGGCAACTTGCCGGGGTTTTGAGGGTTCGGCGTGTGACGTCCGCGCTCGTATTCTTTTACTGTGAACCAGTATAGGCCGTCTGGTAGAAGGACAAATTCCGAGTCCTTTTGGAGCGTGTCGTTCCAGTCAAGTTCGCGTTCAAAGTTATTGTTAAATTGTTGTTGTGTCATGATAATTTTCTCCTTTAAGCTAAAATAGTAATTTTTTCGTTGCTAGCAAGTTCATTTTTTAAATAATTTGCGATGCTTTCGACGGCTTCTAATTTCCATTTACCACCATCTGCCTCGAAGAGAGCAAGGTTCGCCAATTTGTTGATTCGGAAGATGAATTGACTAGCAGGCTGCTCTACTTCATTAAAAGTACGATATGGTCGCAAGGTTACTGGATTTGGAGTCTTAGCTTGTGCTAGACTTGCTACACCATCGCGAATTGTCGCCATCTGACTGATACCATTGTCCTGTACTTCTGCGCCTTTTTCGATTTTTAAATGACTAGCAAAATCCAAGACCAAATTGCGGTCTGCATCATCGATAAACATAGACTGCAGCATGATATTAAATTCTTCTTGGTCGCGCCAATTGCTGAATGGAATAGCTGGGACAGATGCTCTTACAGATACAATCTGAGGACGTTTGCCATTTTCAAAATCAACTTGATCATACACGGATACTTCTCGGAAACTGTCCACGACAACTACAAGTTTACGACTATCGATTAAGTCATTATCTGATTTGAGATAATCGACAAGACTCTTGAGTGTCTGAAGCTCAAGGATAGGTGCGTACTTACGAGGGTTAAGTTCCTGTAAGCTATATTCATTGCCATCAAAATATTCCTTCCCAGTTCCTGAACGAATGATTTTGTTTTCTTTACCCGCTAGTTCGACTGTGTAAGATAATGCTTCTTTGAGATTTTCTGTCATAGTTAGTTACCCGCTTTCTTTTTGTTGTAATCAATGATATTTGTACTTTGTTTTTCAATCTTTTCGATGAGTTCGCCAGTGTCGGTTCTCATGTCTCCGTTATCATCAAAGTAAGTTTGGCCAGGAATACCACTTTTGAGCTCGTTAGCGTGAATTTTACCAGTGTCGTCGCGACCGACAATAACAGTTGTTGCGACACCTTTCTGCGGTGCCAAAGTGGATTTAACTTCAATACCTGTATTTACAACAGTTCGCTCATCGTCAGTTGACATCGTTAGTGTGATCGTGACCTTACGGGTTGTTTTAGCCTCTGTATTGAGGTCCAGAATATTCTCAAGGACTTTTTCAAGTTCTTTGTCAACCTTTTCTTGTAAGGCTGTATTTGCAATTTTCGACAAATCGATTTTAATAGTTTTATCTTTCATAGATACTCCTTGTTATATTTTGCTATGATATCTAATTCCCAAAATCTATACCGTGAAGGGGAATTCTGGGTCTTTCCGGACTTGGTTTTGAATGACGTCCAGCGTCGCGTCCCAATTCGCCACGATCATGTCCCAGTAATTGCTCGGGAAGTTTTCGATCGGCGTTCCCATCGGGAAGTGTCCGCGGATATACGCGACCTCTTGCAATTCGTTTTCGGTCACGTTGTTAGGCGTCATTAAGTCGATCAATGCTTGCGGTAAAAGTCCCGCTTGTGGAGCTCGTCCCATCTCTTGGGCCACCTCTTGAGCGACCTCTTGCAAGTGCTCGTTAATGTTTTGCTTTTGTGGCTCTGGTGCCGGTTGTTGCTGTGGCTCTGGTTGTGGAGCTGGTGCCGGTTGTTCAGTTGGTACGGGAGCCGGTGCGTTGAAGATATGGGCCACACTCTCAAACGTGAACGGTAGCTGATCTGGTAAGCCGTGCCGGTTTTTCGCGTCCCACGCTGGGCGATGATTCGTGTACATAACACGTTCGCCCCCTTGGGCCTTTTTCTTGCCCGTGTCGGTGGTCATGACGATCGTCTTATAATTCGCAAAGAGCACCATATCGGCCCATTCCTTGACTAGTGGGGCTGTTTTTGAGCTGGTCTTTTGCCCGAGTTTTAATTCGTATCGGTCATAAGATCCCATCTCGTCCGGCTGTTCGAATTTCTTAATTTGTGCGTGGGCTGTCAAAACGACGTTGATCCCGTTGTCCACTAGCTCGGACAAGCTATTCAATAGACGCCCGATCTCTTCCTGTACGTATGTATAGCCCTTGCCCCAGCCAAAATCTTCGATCCCGTTCTTTTGGTGCTGTGAGCATACATAATCGACCGCTAGTTGTTCGGCCCAATCGATCGTATCAATGACTAGCGTCTTACACGCGCCCGGGTTCGCCTTGATGAACGCGATCTCGTTTTTGAGCATTGCCCAGCTTGTGGGCTTGTCCATTCTGGCCACGTCCATGTTATCTGTCGATCCCTCGGTGTCGATGAATACTGGATCGGGGAATTGACTCGCAAAGCTAGACTTTCCGATCCCTTCCGGGCCATAGATAACGACCTTTTGGGCCCGCGCCTTTCTTCCTCTTGTGATCTGCATTGTTTAGTCCTCCTCATCGTCCGCTAAAAGCCCACGAAGAAAGTTCTCAAAGTGTTTGCGTTTTGCCTCTTCGATCTCATCTGTCAGATCTTTTGGCTCTTTGCCGTCGAGCGTTTTGAGCTCATACGTTGCTGTAACTTCGAGCAGTTCACCTTCGAACGCTTCAGCGACTTTATACATACGGTCACCCTGCTTTTCAATAGATTCTACGCTATTGTTTGCAGCGTCTTGCAAGTTGTCGGTCCACTTTGAACTATAGGCCAAAGCTCGATTATTGTTTTCATACTCCTGTAAGAAATGTCCATTTTCTTTGTTACGAATAACGATAAATTTTTCTGTTTTTTTCATGATTTTTCCTTCTTTCTGTTAAAAGCCACCTTGCCATGCTGTAGGTGTTTGATATGTTTCTGGTGCGATACTGTACCCGTCCTCTATGAGAACCGAACACTCTCCACCAGTTGAAACGCGAGTCGCGATAGCTTGCAAGTCCTCTTGTTCTAGCCACGCCCCAAATTCCATTAGTGTCACTTGGTCCATCTGCTCGAGCTTGTCAATAAGCACGAAGCCACACTCTGGCTTGAGCTTGCGGACGATAGCCGTCGCCACTTGCAATTGTTGCGAGCCGGACATATTATCCCAGCGTTGACCCAAGTATAAGAGCTCTCCATCTTCCACGGACAAGCCCGGAAGCGGTAAGTCCGCGTTTGTGAGTAAGTCGCGTTTTTGCTTGCGAATACCTTCGATAACAAGATCTAACTCGCGATACTGTTCGCGGTAGCCCTTAGCGTCCTCTTCGGCCTTGTCTTTGTCAAGATTTGCTCGGACTTTGAGATTGATCTGCTCAATATTCGCGATACTTTCTTCGATCTCTTGAGTTGATTCATCAATCAGATCTTGCGCGTCTTTGCGAGCGATATCAAAGTCTTGCGCAAGTGCTTGCTCCTTTTCTTGCGCTTCCTTGAGCATAGATTCCAAGCGATTCACGTTAGCAAGTGCACTCTGATAGTCGTTTTCGATTTTCGCGAGGTTTTGACGCTTGCGGGCATTTTCGCCATTCCGTCCGAGGATCTCTTGCTGTTGCTGGATCAAATCAGCAATCGAAACGAGCTCTTTCGGTGCGTCTGGATAGTATGGCTGTTCTTTTGCGAACTTCTCTTTCTGGTCCGCAATGACGCCGATCGCGTGTCGTTCTTGGTACTTGGTCTTCTCTTCCATTTCAAGCTGTACGAGTTGATCCCCGACCCCGATAATTTGAAGCAAGGTCGTGGCCTTTTCTTTGCTCGTCATTTCCATAAATTTTGGAAGATCGAGAGCAAGCTCTTCGACGAAGCTATCAAGCAATTTCTGACCGGCCTTGTTTCCGCTTGGATCAATCACTTTTAAATCGCTGTTTTTGCCTTTTCTCTCAACGATAAGGCCATTTGATAATGTGATTTTTAGGCTTGGCGGAATTGTCGATCCCTCGCGCTGTGCCTGTGACGGTTTGTACTTGTTACCGCCCAAGGCCCACGCTATCGCGTCAAGTACGCTTGTTTTGCCTTGGTTATTGTTTCCCCCGACGATTGTCAGCCCCTTCGCTGACGGCTCGATCTTGACCGCTTTAACGCGTTTCACGTTTTCGATCTCGAGCTTGTTAATTGTTACCATTTCTTAACTCTCCTTTCAGACGAGCGAGCTCGTCAAGTAATCGTTCTTCCCGCTCAAGTGTAGCTTTCAGAATTTCTGTCTGTTGCAGATTGATAAACCACAAGCGATTGAGTGCTTTTGTTTGTTGCTCGATCTTGCGGGCCTTTTTACCAAACATGGAACGGTACCTCCGGCGATTCGGTATATAGCTTCATATTTTTTCTACGGCTTGCGAGTTCGTCTTCGTATTGCTCAATGACTTGTGCATTGTGCTCTGGAAGTCCCTCTTCGATAGCTTTGAGCGTTTCACTTTTCGCGATTCTCATTCTTTTCTTGTGGTCCTTCCACGATACGATTAGGCCAGCGATGAAGCACACGCCCCCGATTGCTACTGTCCCGGCCACTTGCCCAGAAATAATAATTTCATTCATTTTAAATACTCCTTTTCTTTTTCTAAAATTTCGTAAACGTCCCGAACGTCGTACATTTTCTTCTTTCCTTGCTTCCGAAATGCAAGTCCTCGACGTTCTAGCTTTTTAATATAGCCATGATCAAAACCGAATTTTTTCATTAAGGCTTTTTGATCGAGTGGCATTTGTTTTTCTTCTATTTCTTTTTTTAGCTCGTCTCTCACGATATCCACGATCGATCTGAGATAGACTTTCGCGATCTCGTCCGAGATCAAGGGCGGCAAGTATAGCTCCTCCATTTCTTCGTTCCTCCAATTGCGCGGGCAAGCACTTTTCTGATATAATTAAGGTAGATAGTTTTTCAAGCGCTCGAGCAACTTCGCTCGGGTGCTTTTTTTACGTCTTTCGTTCCTTTTAGTGAACGCCTTCTGTAAAAAAAATTCCGATCTGGTCCTTTGAGAACCCAAGGATCGTCGCGACTTTTATCAATTCGTCAGCGTCGAATGATACCAGACCGTTTTCGCGTTTAGCGTAACGAGCACGATCGGACCAGCCTAGGGCTTTTGCCATATCGTCTTGTGTCAATCCTTTCGCGATTCGTTCCGCTTTGATTCGTAAATGATTTACGGTCATAGATTCGGCCTCCTTTCAGTTTTTTATCGTTCTTTCTTGAGAACAATTTAATTATAAATCAAGTGTTCTTTTTTGTCAACACTTTTTTCTAAAAAAAACACATTTTTTTCTTTTTTAGTATTATTTGTACTTTTTTCGGAACGGTGTTATAATAGAAACATAAAGAAAAGGAGTTGCAACCATGCGGACTAATGACGAAATAATAGACCTTATCAAGGCCTTGTGCGAAGAAAAAAATATTTCTTTGAGCGAACTTGCTCGTCGAGTTGGACAAGCAAAATCTGGTGTATCAAGATATTTCAATAAGACGAGAACTTTTCCACTCAATCGGGCGAACGCTTACGCAAGCGCGCTCGGTGTCACGCCCGAATATCTGTTAGGTGTGAAGCCAGTCAAGAAAGAGCCTGACCTTTTGGGCTTGGATCTTCGTGAGCTGGCAAAGAGCGCGAAAACATTTGACGGAAAGCCATTAAATGAAGAAGATATCGAAGCGATTGAAAATATACTTGATATCTATTTTAAAGGAAGATTATGATTGAAGAAATTTGTGATAGAGTGGGCGTCACGCTCGCTTACTTTGACAATGACTTGTGGCCACGACCCGGAATGATCTTGTCTGATATGAAGATCATTTTCGTTAATAAGTCACTAACTAGGGAGGCTCAGAAACGCGTTATTTTGCACGAGCTGGGCCACTTGGAACATACGACGGCCGAATATACCATAAACCCGATCAAGTGCGAAAATGAGGCGAATAGGGCCATGATACACGCGCTTTTGAAAGAAGAGTTAGCAGCTGGGGACGCGAGCGAGTTTAACTATGTACATTTTATGGAGCGCCACGAGCTCAAAACGACGGCCGATGAATTAATGGTAATAGATGAATACTATCGATTAGTTGGGTAAAGGAGAAAAATATGAAAAAGGTAACATTTGCAGCAGTCGCACTACTCACTCTATTTATTGCCGGTTGCAGTCAAAGCGAGGAATCTGAGCCAAGTCAGGAAGAATCAACCGAGCAAGTGACAACCGAGTCCAGTTCCGAAAAATCGCAAAAAGAAAAGGCTTGGGAGCTGGTGGACAAGGCCAAAGCAAAAAGCAAAGAAGAAAACCAAGGCGAGGAAAAATATAAAATGGCCACTGGACGGGTAAGTAAGGCTAGACCGCTACTTGATCAATTTGCAAACTCTTATAAACAGTGGCTTGACTCAAGTCAAATGGACGTATATTATCGTAGCGATGGTATGGCTGTAGTGTTACCTGTAGCGTCGTCTGAATTGACAAACGACCAGCTACATCAAACCGTGGACGGATTGCTCAAAATAAAAAATGACGTGGAAAAAACTTATAAAATCACTGATGCGAATTTTACAGCACCGCCCGTATATGTATTTGATAAAGACGAAAACCGTCTGGCGTACGAACAAAACGGCGCGATGGTTTACGATAAATAAAAAAGCCCCGAGGCAAGCCACGGGGAAAACATGATATAAGTTAAGTATAGCAAAATCATTTCGTTCTTTCAATTGTGCG